AGAGTATGGTAAAAAGTAAAAGAGTATATGATAAGAGAATAGATCATAGTCATGATATGTCATATGAGAATGAAGTTAGGTATGATAATGTAAATGCACCTGCACACTACTTACATGGTAGAAAAGAAACTATAGATGTCATTACAGATTGTATGACTAATGATGAGTTTCACGGATACCTAAAAGGTAATATCTTGAAGTATGTTTCTAGATATAAATTTAAAGGTGAGCCTTTAGAAGATTTACAAAAGGCACATTGGTATTTAAGTAGATTAATAAAGGAGGTCAGCAATGGGACAAGTTAAACAGGCAATCATAGAAGTAGAAGATTTTGTTGCAGGTTGTTTGAAACAAGGTAGAACTTTGAATCAAACTATTAGAGATGCAAGAGAGTCTAATGCTGCAAAATCTAATCCTTATCTTGATGATGAGGAATTAGTAGAAAATAAATACTATCAATTTAAAGGGAGGGAATAATGAGAGATGCATTTATGGAAGCACTTAGAAAAAGATACGAAGCAGATATAAGTGTAGCTAAAGTTACTATTGAAATATACCTAAATAAATCTGTAGGTATAGGTGAGCACCCACAGTTTGTACATGAGATAGATAAACAATTAGAAGCTATAGCATCTGCAGAAGATAAACTAAACATGATTGAAAAACATTATCCAAACGATGATGATATACCATTTTAATAGGAGGATAGATGGACAAACAACCACAACCAAGACAGTATCTTATTAATTCTGAACAATTAAAAGATATTATGAAATACCTAATGACTAGACCATACGCTGAAGTTGTAACTATTATGAATAGTTTAGCTTCACTCGTGCCTTTTGAGCATAAAGCTGGGGAGAAAGATAATGGAAAAAAATAATTTAGATAAGTATACTGGTATATTATTTGAATTAAAGATTGGTCTAAACAAAGACAATGCTATTGTGATTGATTATGGTGGTAAACCTGTAGGTAAAGTTAGAGAAGCATTAAAAGGTTATCCTTATCATGGTAATCTATGTGCCGCTGTAATTAATCATGCTAATGCTATTGGGAGAAAGTTACAAGATGATATTAAACAACTCATACAAAAAGTTTAAGAATTTGGTTGACCAAAAAAAAAGGCACCCAGAGTAAATACTCTAGATGCCTTGTTGTTGCCTGTGAATGGGGAGTCTATATGGCTCCCCTTTTTTATTGTAGGTAATCCATTTGTTGGAACAAAGGTTTCTTCTTTGGTACCAACATATTTTCTGTTTCTATTATTGGTTTAATTCTATCTTGATAAACATTTGAAAGCAAGTTTACATAATTAGAATTCTCTGCATACGGACTCATACCTTTAAACATTTCTTCTACTTTATCTGATGAATCTATTACAGGTTTGTAACGATCACTTGTAGTTATTAACTGTAAAAATCCTCTAATACTTTCTTTACTATCTGCAAACTTTCTTAAGTTAGCACCACCTGTAGTGGTTAAGAATCCTTTAGGATTTTCTTTCATGTAGTTAGAGTTAGCATGCATACCAAAAAAATTGTTAGCAGCTTTTGCAGTAGGTGCATCTTTAAATTGAAAGTTGCCTGTTTCTGTAGCAGCTACAGTAGCTACAAAAGATATAGGTATTTTTCTTTCAATAGAATCTTCTGGGTACTCATTACGCACCTCTTTAATTAGATTCATAAACTCTTTTGTTTTACCTATATCAGCCATACAAATTTCTATAAATAAAAATACACTAACAATTCCAAGCCCTAAGTGCTTTATTAATTCTAGAATTGGGGTCATTAGCAGTTTTAGCAGAAGTTAATTTTTTCTTCATTCCTTTCATCCTCGCACAAAAAGAAGCACGCCTTTTGTTTCCTACCTTTTTACTAGGAGCCTTAAGGTTTCCTCCTGTTGCTCGGTTGTAGGATGCACGTCCTTTTGCATTTAAACCACCAGAGGGGTTCTTGCCTTCTTTACGTTGCCAAGCTGGTGTCTTAGCCATTATTTTTTCCTCACTGTCTGTTTTGCTCTAGCAAAATCAGATGATTTAGGTGCACCTTTTGCACCTTTCTTACGCATTTTACCACCACGCTTTCTTTTAGCATGAATGTTAGCATATAATCCTTTTCTCATTATGCTGTCTTTTTCTTTTTATTTCTTAACATAGCAAAATCTCTCTTAGTAAGTTTACCATCTTTGTCCATGTCTAGTTTTTTTCTTTTACCCATTACTTTTTTACCTTTCTTAGGTTTCATCATGTATCCTGGCATTAGCTGTACCTCCTATATTTAGCTGTTTTTTTAGCAATACCTTTTGGTTGTTTAACAAATTGTTTACCTGCTGCTTTACCTTTTCTTTTTGCTGCTGTTGTCCTTGCGTATTCCGAAGCTGACATGGATTTAATAGCCTTCTCTGGTAGATATCTCTCTCCAGTTTCTGAAGATTTTTTACCAGACTTTGTTCTCCATTTTTGTTTACCCCAAGCCTTTAAACTTCTTTGACTCTTTGCAAGTGCCATTATGTTTTTCTCCGTTTTCTTATAGCTTCTTTACCTTTTTTAAATATGGATGCTACTTGTGTTTTACCCATAACCTTTGCTCTTTGTTCTCCAACAGTTAAGATTTGGATTTTCCTTGCAAATGGTTTAGATATCTTTTTAACTTTTGCAACAGTCTTACGAGCATCAGCAGGAGTCGCAAACTTAATACCAACAGTGTCCTTAGGATTCTCATCGGTGTAAAGTCTCCTACCAGATCCTTTAGGTTTCTTACCTGTACCTACTTTAGGATCTCTTTTTTTTGCCATAAGACTTCATTTCTTTAATATGATTTTCAATAATCTTACTTTGCTTTTTATGTAAAGCAGATGCTTTCTTTAATGCTTTAGCAACTTTTTTTATTTTCTTAACCATCTATTATATTTATCTCTCCAGTAATTTTGTCTTTGAATTAGTCTGACTTTATACTCTAAGTCACTAATACCTAAAAGTTTTTTAATAAAAGTTATCACTATTTATAGCCTCCTCCTGCTTTTTTATATGCTTTAGCTAGAGCCTGTGCTTTTCTTGCTGACCATTGGCCAGCAGCTGTACCATGAGATGCCTGTGCTTTTATCCTGTTAAAGATTTTTTTTCTCATACCAGGTTTAGTATAGTTGCCTGCTTTATTTACTGTGCTTTTCTTCTTCGCCATCTTTTAACTCCTTGTACTCATAGTCATAACTTCCTTCTTGATCTTCATCAGTAATCCATTTAGACGTATCTTCAACTGACCATATTCTAGTATTAACTAATCTATGTATTAGTGGTTTGCTAGGATCAGCTGCCATAGATGGATCAAATATTCTTAATCTATTATTTGGTTGTATAGCATAATTACCATCATCTAATTCTATTACATGACCACATTTATGTTGATCTGGTTTTTCTGCATAACCAAAGTCTAGTTCATTATAGTCACCAGCACACCAGTCAATAGTAAATAAATATGTACCTTCTCTTTGTTTACGTCTTCTAGATGTGTATATCATTTTACAACCTTGTAATTGATAAAACCTAGTAACACTTACGTTATAACTAAAAGAATCCCATAACATTAATTCATTTAAGTGTAACTCTGGTGTATCTGGTTTTTTACAGAACGCTGATATAGGTGCTCTCCACCATATACCACCATCTGTCATCATATAATGAAACAATGGTACTTGTTTAGGTATAGATGTAAATCCAAATACTACGCATTCAAAATATTTATCGTGTGAGTCTTTTTGATCCCTAAGATAATTACCACGAACATAACATTCTATAGGTGGGATATTAGCATTTAAATACATTAGTTAGCTAATGGATTTGAATTAGATGCTTTTAATTCTTCTATAGAATTTTTAAGCAACTTAATCTCTGTTTCGTTAATTTTTACTTGTGTATTGTTATGAGTGTGTGCCATGTCATGTGTATGAGAATTATCTGCGTTTTCTAACGCAGTTACTTTTTCTTCAAGCACAGCTATTTCTGCTGACCAATCTTTACCATCTGATGCTCCCTCAAGTGCATCTAGTTTAGTGACGATTTCTCCATACTTTACAAAACCACCACCGATTGCGGCAATAACTCCTAATAAAGCAGCTACACCTGCTAATTGATTTTTTATTTTATCCATTTTTTAGTACCTCTAGTTGTATTAATAGTTGTTGCCTTTCTATTTGTAATTCGTTTATTTTGTTTGCCCTAATAGCTATTGGATCATCTGCTATATATTTATTTAAATTTACGTTAGCGTATATTTCTCTATCATCAGATATATCTATTTGGTCTAGATATATATTTTTTGGTTTATAAAATGGCACATTGTATGTGCTTAGTAAGATATCATTGTTGGACATAGCTTTAAGTTTTACGATGTTTTTTAATTCTAAGTTTTTACCTACGTCTTTTATCTTCTCGTCAATTTTATCCATGACTTTTTCTAATTCTAAAGACTTTGACTTAGCATTTGCTGTTTTTGTTTTTTTCGATTGTATGTTTTTTTGTTTAGTATTACTCTTTTCCGAAGCATTGGCAGTCTGAGTAGTTTCGCTATTGGATTCTTCTTCATTGACTTCTTCTGGTTGTTCATTATTTTCTTCTTCTGTAGATTCTTCCTGTGCTACTTCTATTATACCTTCCTCAGTAGAATTGTCAAGTTCTTCTTTTTCTTCTTTTTCCTCAGTAAATAGCTGCGTCATCATTTCCATAGCAGGCTCTTCTTCTTCTTTAGGTTCTTCTTCCATTAAAACCATCTCTTCAAATATAGGAGCCTCTTCAAACTTTTCTTCTTCTTTAATCTCCATCATAACCATTACAGGTTCTTCGATTTCAAATTCTTCTTCCATTTTTATTTCTTCTTTAAAAAAAAATTCTTCTACAATCTGTTCTATTTCCTCAAACTCATCACCTAGATCATCAAATATATCTACGATTTCATTTTTAATATCTTCAGGTATTGGTGAATACAATATGTCTAATAATGTAGCTTTTAATTCTGCACCTAGTAAGTTTGGACCAACAGCTGCTGTACTATTTATATCATTACCATCTATACCAGTCCACTCCCATTCCCATTTTCTTGCACCTTCACCTGTATGTGTGACTGTATCTGTGTATGTATATGTGTTATTATTATATCCAGAATCTGTATTTCTATTTTGTGTAACTTTAGCTAACTCATTTTCATCAGCATCTAATATTGTAACTGTTGTTGAATAGCTATCTTGACCTGATGTTGCTTGACCACACTGATAAGCAGAACCTACCCATTCACAGTTTTGTACTTCTGTCTTTGATGATAATGTAACTCCACCATCTAAACTATCTTCCGTAGTTGTATGGTCACCTGCAGATATATTTAATAATGTACCTGTAGCTGATACAGTCCCAGTGCCATTTGCTTCTAACTCATTATAGCTAGATGAATAATCAGTGATGTTGTTAAGAGTAAAACCAGTAGAACTATTGATGCCATCTATCGTGCTATTACTGTGCTGTACACTAGTCTGGCCTGTGCCTGCATTGGGTAATAAGTTATCTGTTGTAGCTGTGTCAGCTTTTGTTTCTCCTGTTATTAATATTGTTATTAAAAATAATAATAACCATTTCATTTCTTTCTTCTTTTATTTAATAACTTAACTCTTGTATGCCAACACCACTCTGTTATTTTAATAACTCTAGTCTCTACAAAAGATACTGAGTCATCTAAAAAACCACAAAACTTATATATCCATCTATCTATCATTTAGGAGATTCCCAATCTATTTTTTGTTTAAGTTTCATATCGTGTTTTTCTTTATCAACATCCATTTTAGTTAATTCTTTTGTTATTTCTTTTTCTTCTTCTTTGTTTTTCTTTTCAATAATTTTTAAATTATTAACATACTGCTCATAATCTGGTCTAAGTTTATCATACTTTTGCCATGCAGCTTTTGCTTCCTTACCTATCTTACCTTCAAATGGACAAGGTGTGCCTGCTTGTTCCATAGCAAAGAACACTCTTTCATCCTGGCATAGTATTGCTACTGCTGCTACCTTCATACCTAGAGTATTTAATTCTCTTGATAGTTTAATTCTTTCACAATTTTTATCTCGAAAAGATTTACCACCAGATATACCTACACCAAATGTTTGCACACCTGCAGATGCTCCTGCAAGACAAACATCAGATCCAGAGTTAGTTACATTAGGGGCTGCTGCTGTTGGGGGAGCAGATCTCATATTAGATGTAGAATTATTTGTAGTTGTAGTATTATTTGAACTACCACTTTGATAAGTATTAGATGCTGAACTAGTGTATCCCCCAGTAATAGAGGTATTAGAACCACTAGTATTATTTTGCGTAGTATTTGCAAAAGCAAATAATGTGTATAAAGTAAACAGTAATGTAAGAGAGAGGGTTTTCATAGGGTTAAGTATCTTCTTCGATTAATTTATCATAGCAATAAAATTTAACAAATAGTTCTGCCTCATTAACTTGTTGAGGATCAGAGTTTTTCATTAAATCTAAAGACTCTTCATATCCTTTTAAAGAACATTCTTGCCAAGTATTAAATGTAAATCCAGTATCTAAAGGAGGTAAACATACAGAATGTATGCCAGAACACATAACTAATACTAGAGTTAGTTTCACTATTGCCAGCTAAAAAGCCAAGCAACAAATCTATCCCAAAGATTTTTCATCTTTTCTATTATTTTTTTGATCATTCTTTTCCTCCAATAATTTTATTTTATTAAGTGCTTCTTCTAAATCTTGATTAGTACGTTCTAGCTTTTGCAAACATCTTTTATTCGCTGAGTCTTTGCTTTTGCCAGCATCTTGCAATTCGGCTACCTCTTGACGAAGTATACGAATCTGATCCTTATATTCGTTTATCAGTTCGAGACTGTTTTCTGACATTTACTTTTTTCCGTTACGAAAAATCTGTGTACCTTTTATACCATAAATACTAGCCACGACAAGAATCCACAAATTTGTGAACCATGACGGGAGCTGTGAGAACATATCGAAAAACAATTTTACTTTGTCCATCGCTGCTGGATCATCCGATATCACTGCCCAAGCAAGCACCAACACGGGCAAACTTAATATTACGAGAACCGCCTCGTCCTTCCAGTCCGATTGACGGGCTTCTAGCAATTTTCCCTGGTAAGCCTCCTCACCTCGGGCCATCTTAGCAGCATGCATATGTTGTGCATCTGCCATAGCCATTTTAGTTTCTTGTTTCTTTTTATATATATGCGTTGCCGCATTTAAACCTAATTTAAGTGCACTAAACCAAACCATGTTTCTCTAACCATCCTGGCACATCAAATGATGGACATTTCTTGCCTTCATCAACTTGATAGTGGCCTATTATTTTTTGTATATCATACTTATCTTTTAATTTTAATAATATACTTTTTAATGTTTCAAATTGTACAGGAGTAAAATTATTCTCCCAACCCATGTTAATTGTTCCGCCACCAACTAATGCTACACCTATTGATGTACCATTAACTGCTACAGCGTGTGCACCTACTACATCTTCGTCACGTCCTACTTGTAGTGTGCCGTCTCGTTTAATTAAATAGTGGTATCCTATCGTGTCAAAGCCACGATTCTTATGCCACTCTGCTACTTTCTCTACACCAAAATCCATATCTGCTGGAGTTTGTGTGCAATGTATTACTATAGTATCTGTTGTTTCTCTTTTATCCATTATCCAAATAGTCCTATTAATGTTAATATTGTAGCCCCTAACCCTCCCAATATTGCATATAGTAGAGTATCTACCTTCCCATGCAACTTATCCACATCTTCATGCAAATGCTTCAGATGATTATTCTTTATTGTACTTATCTCTCTTCTTAATCCTGTGATATAACCATATATTGATATTAGATGTTCGCTGGTTGTTTTAGGTTGTTTAGCCATTAGTTTTTAATATTAGGGTTTTTCTTTACTGTATCTTCTCTAAGTCCTAAACCAAATCTATCTGCAAGTCCAAACACAATACTTGCAATTGATCCTTTTAGTACTCCAAGATCAGAAACATTATCTGTAAATGTTTGGTCAAATACAAAATCTATATCTTCATTAGCTAGGGCATTTATTACCTGTTCTAGTGCTTGATTTTCTACAGCTAATATAGCATCTATTTTTTGTCTTTTTATATCTGGACTATCTGTGCCTGCCCGTATATCATTTCTATTTTCTCTAAGTTTTAATAATTTAACTTCAACATCTTTTAGTATAGGTGATATTCTACCAAATACTAAAACCTCTTCTTCTATTGGACCACCAAATTTTTCAATGTTTTCTAATGTTCGTATACCTAAACCTACTAAAAATGATTTATTACGTTTTTCTAAATCCATTTGCGTATAATCAATTTGCTTTAATTTTTTAGCTCTATTAATTATTTTTCTCCACTCTTGATGATACTGTGAATTTTTTATAGGGCTAGCTACTTTAAATCTTCTAGTTACAATACTAATTGCATTTTTTAAACTAGATAAATCAGCTTCATCTTCTCTTTTAGTTGCAGATACTCCTGCACCTGGTATTTTTTCTTTTGTAAATTTTTCTAATCCTGAATTTATTATGTCTAAAGGATATTGTGACATACCTGTAAGATAAGCACCTAGTAAATAATCTACTGTAATTGGACTCATTGATGATTCTAATGCTCCTTCTTTAGTATTTAAAACAAAATTAGATAAATTATTTGCCATAGTAGTTAATTCTCTTGCAAGTTTTCTTGTAGAAGGTCTAAACTGCAATTCATTTATTCTTCTCATTTCATAGATACCAATAACAGGTGCACCAGAATATAAATTTTTATTAAACATTACTTCTATTGCAGGTCTAATTCCTGATGGTATTGGCATACCTGGTGATATTAAAGAAAAAGATTCTGCTATATATTTTGCTGTAACACCATTACTTTTTTTATACATGCCATCTATTAAGCCTGTAGCAACATTTGCAAATACACCTAAGTCATATGGTTTAGGTATAGCATAGAATGGTAGATCTGGGTCTAAAATTTTTTGACCATTCTCATCAACTGTATAATTTGGTATTAAATAATTTAATTGTTTAACTTGATTAGGAACTAGTGAATATTCTTTGTGTTTATTATTAAGATGATACAAAGCTATTTCTGGAGCAACAATTGTAGCAGTAATTACAGCAGCAGCTCTTTTAGGCTGTTCAAATAACACTCTACCTGTTCTATATAAACCTTGAATACTTGCATTAAAAAACATAGTATTTCTATTTATTGCATTTATAATAGAACTAGAACCTCTCATTCCAAAATCTGTAGCAACTTCTCTGCCAGCAAATGAAGCTGCAATATCACTAAATCCAGCAGCTTTAGCTAATTGATATTCACCCATACGAGTTGCATATTCTGCAGACTGTACAAGATTTTTATATTTTCTAGCACCATATCCTGCTGGTCTTAAAATTAATCTTGCTAAATTTTTTTTATAATAATCAGTTGTACTTTTTAAAACACCTAAAGTAGCACCATTTTCTATTAGTGCTTTTATATTACGAGGTGCATTGTTAGCAGTCTCTGATCTTGATGAGTATCCTAATCCATTTAATAATGCTTTTTTATATTGATCAGTATGTCTAACTGTATTTATGTAACCTTTTGCACTTGTAAATCCTGGTATAAATCCTGTTTTACCACCACTTACAATACCAAAAGCTGAGTTTACAGTTCCTGCTAATGTATCTCTAATTACGTTAAACGCTACAAAAGGTGGAGAATATGTAATAGCTTGTGATGCAAACCTAGCATACCTAGAAAATATACTGCCTTCACCAAACATATTAAATAATCTTTCAGTTCCAGCATCTCCTAGTCCTTTAAATGCTTCTGCAAGATTTGGATCTTTTATTTCGTAAATTTCTGCTTTACCATTTCTATAAACTATATCTGCAAAATCAGCAGATCCACTATCACTTTTTCTAAAAGTATCTGAAAAAGTTATAACATCAAGACTATCTAAATTATCTAATGCTTCTGTTCTTTTTTTACCTTTTCTTATAGGTATATCTTTGTCAGGATCAAATTTTGCACCAGCTTTAGTATATGCTTTTGTTATTCTTTCTATAGGAACATTTTGTATTCTAACTCTTTGATTACCAGTAACTAATTTAACTATACTATCTTTATCTATTTTACCTAACTTTTCAGCTTTTTGAATCATATTATAAAAAGCAAGTTTAGCTCTATTTTTATCACCAGCTAATACAGTTTGATAAGTATAATTAACTAAATTTTTATATAAATTAATATCACCTTCTTGTTTTTGTTGTGCTAATTTAACAGCACCTGGCCTAGATAATCCTAGTAATTTTTGAGTTTGCTGTTTTATTTTACCTATTACACCAGTATCAGCTAACTTATCTCTTGTTAAAGGTATAAAAAAGGGATTTTCTTTTAAAATTTTTTTAGCATCTTTTCTTGCTAGTAATCCAGATTGCACTTGGTATTCTAATAATTCATCTGTAAATTGTTTATATTTAACTAACGCAGATGTAAAATTAGATTTTCTTACTAAATCTTTACCGTATTTTTTTTTGTACGCTGAACTAGTTAATTCTGCAAAATCAATAAATTCATTCCTAGTAGCCTTATCCATTGGTAAAGTTTTATCTAAATTAGGTTTTCTTTTACCTATAAATTGCATTCGTTTTGCAGCAACATAACCTAAAAATTCATTTACTTCATTATTTTGGTCAAAAGTTTTTAGTATTTCATGCAGACCAATACTTTTACCTTTTATATAACTTGCTGATTTTGCAACTGCAGATGGTGGTAAATATACACCATCCATTATAAAAGCATTTGCTCTAGTGCTTGAAGCAGCTAACATTCTTAATTGAAAGTATGGCTCAAGTATTGGGTCAGTTTTAAAATCACCTGACTTGTATAATTTTTTTAATGATGCTACATCACCTTCAACACCTGTAAGTTCTTTTTGTAATACTTTTATAAAATCCCACTGATCTGCTAAATTAGTTTTAGCTGAACTTGCAGCATCAGATATTTCACTATTTAAAGACTCTGATTTATTTGTATTGTCTGGAGATTTTTTAGAATAATTTTTCATTTTACCATCAGGTAAATTATTATTCCTAGCTAATTTTAAATTAATAATTTTATTACCTAAGTATCCAGCTGTTACAGGTACAAAAAATCCTAATCCTGTAGCTGTTAATGCTACTGTCCCTGTTCTTATAGGATCTAAAGTTTCTCTTAAATCTATTTCTTTTTCTACAAGTTGATTAGCAATATCTATTGTACCAAATCCTGCACCTTCTACTCCTGCCATAGAAGCAGAACCTTTTAATAATGCTTCTTTTTTTACTGATGCAGATAGTTTAGAAAATTCTTCAGGGCTATTTAATATTTCTTTTGCAACAGTTTTTTCTACAACTTTTTTGCCAGCTTTCTTTTTTACTTGAGATTTTATAACTTCTTGCCCAGCTTTTTTTAATACTTGTTTACCTACTATACCACCTACTCCAGCACCTACTATATTTAAAGGATCTAATAAACCAACACCTAAGTTAGCAAAAAATCCTGATGCACCTCTGCCTCCCTCTTCATAAAAATTAGGTAACTCACTCCAATATCTTGTAAGATATGATAATCTTGCTTTTTGATCTTCACTAAAATTTTCACCAGTAACATATAAAAATTCATTACCCATTGCAAGAGTGTTAGCTTGATTCCAAGTTCTATCAGATATAAATTTATCTACTGCCTCTTTATCAGAGTATGCTCTACGATCTCTGTTTGCATAATAATCTTTAGCAACTGATATTAATTGCTCATTATCATATATATTATCAAACGTATATTTTAATGATCCATCACTATTTTTTTGTAAAGGTATAAAATTTTTTACACTTTTATCTTTTTTAATTTCTTCATCATTAGGTAGTGCACCTGTATTTAATTCTTCTAAACTAAATTTTTTAGAAGATGCACCATCAGCTGCTTGCTGATTTACATTTAAATCACCAAGTGAAAATCCTTTTGTCATATTACCTTAATAAGCCAGTTAATCTTAATAAATAATCTCTTGCTTTAGTTCCATCATCAAATAGCACAGTATCAGGAAAACTTTGAGCAAAAAATCTTTGTGCATCTTGTCCCCCATCTAAATTAAATAAACCTTGTGCTAAATATTGTTTTTTCTCTTTATCAGTTTTATATCTATTATTTGTAGCAGAACTAAAATTTTTAGTTGTTTGACCATCAGCTACTTCAACAATACCTTCTAAGAAACCTTGTTCAGTTTGTTTACCATAAATTATAGTGCTGGTTTGGCTTGTTAATATATTACTTGCAGCTGTCATTGCAGCACTTACATTTACTTTACCACCTTCATCTAAATAACTTTGTGATATTTCTTGAGTAATATTTCTTAAAGAATTATACTCATCTCTATTTGTATCATTTAAATTTACTTTTATTTCTTTTGTAACAGGATCTTGTGTAAAGAATTGCCCAAACTCTCTCATCGTAGATGCAACTTTTTGAAACTCACTTTCAGGAATATTATAACTAATTGGGGATGTTGTTAGATATTCTGATAACTGCATGCTATCAAACTTAATAGGAGTTTGAGTAACAGTATCTGTCATTGTATCTTTTGTAGTAGTTTCTGTAGGTTTAACTAAAGCCTCTACTGTATTATACCCAAGAGCACCAATATTATCAACCCCTAATTGTTTTAATATAGGATTATATTTTTCTTCTGCTGATTTAACTCTTGCGTTATATCTATTATTAAAATCTGTTGCAAAGTTAGCATTCTTTAATTTTTCTTCATTTAAATTATTAGCTTTTAAATCTTCTTCTAATTTTTTCATTGTTGTTGTATCTAAAGTATATCCAGATACATCTGCAACTTCAGCAAACTCAGGAGTATATCTTGAAGCTAACATGTCATAATTAGTTTTTCTTTCTTTCTCTGCTGCAATAGCATTAGGTATAGTTTCACCTATAAGAGTTTCACCTACACGCATTAATGTATTAGCTTTTAGTGTATCATTAGCTTCTGTGTTTCTAATCTTTGCTTGTAAATATCCTGTAGCTACACCTCTTGCTACTCTACCAAAATCTATTGCCATTATTGCATCTCCTCTTTATTAGGTTTAGCCATTAAACCTTTCTTTTCTATTTTTTTAATATCTTGTTTAACACCTTTTGCAGCTTGTGCAGTTTCTTCAGCATTAACTTTAGTTCTAACAATTGATTGTATTTGTTCATTGTTAGTAATATCTGACATGGACATTCTAATTTTTTCTACGCCTGCAGTTAAACCCATAGTTGCAATCATTTTCATAATTGGTTCTGCAATTATAAATGCAACATCTGGTGTCCACTTACCTTCCATAAAGCCATTGAATATAACTATTCTTCCTAATGCTTCTACAGGTATACCTGCATCTAGCATAGCAATTACTTGCTCCATAAATTCTGGTCTATGCAATCTATCCCACACAAAATCAGCAGCCTCATCTGGATCTGTAAATTGTGGTGGATGTTCCCAAGGATAGTTTCCAGGCTCGTCAGTTAAA